TTGCTCTTGAGAATAGTTTCTTTGTTCCTTATGTTAAGGGTATCTACAATGTCGAGCTAGAGCAATCCGGCGCAACGGTTGGTATGGAGAAGCGTTTTTCTTTATATGAATTTAACTTTACTCCTGCTGTAGAGTATACTATGCTAACTGATGCAAAGTCATATGCTGCTAAGCTTGCAATCTCTCGTAACATCTGGAAGAACCTAGATGCATTCACTGAAGTAGCTTATATCAAGAATGACTTCTCTACTAGTAATGTCAATTTTGCCCTAAAGGAATTTGATGGTCTAGTTGGAACTGGCGGTTTGCGCTGGACTTTCTAATTTAATACAATTAAGTTAAATCAGCCCCTAGGTTTAAAAACTTAGGGGTTTTTTGTTTATGTATATATAATACGTAATGTCAAAACAAGACAAATCGCCAAAAATCCTGCAAAGAGACAAGTTCAAGGAAGATATGAAGATCAGAGATCTTAATTGGACAGAGAAACAAAAAGAATTCATAAATATCGCCCTGAATAAGGACGTAAAAATGATGTTTATTAGCGGCCCCGCCGGATCGTCCAAGACATTGTTGAGCATCTACTGCGCGCTTCAGTTGATTAAAGACAAGAGAGTTAGTGATATTATGTATATTCGATCTCCAGTAGAGAGCAGCGATAGCAAAATCGGCTTCCTACCCGGAGACGCAGACGAGAAGCTAAAGTATTACAACTTACCATTTGCAGATAAACTAGAAGAGCTCTTATCTAAGCCATCTATTGAGTCCCTTAACAATCAAGGCAGACTTCAAAGCCATCCATTGTCATTCGTAAGAGGTATGAGTTGGAATTGTAAGGCTATTATTCTTGATGAAGCTCAGAATTGCACTCAAAAAGAAATAGTTACCCTTATGACAAGAATTGGAGAGTTCAGTAAGTGCTTTATCCTTGCTGATCCTGATCAATCGGATTTGGCTTTTGGCAAAGCTGGTGGTTTCGAGAAGCTTCAAAGTATATTCTGTGACGAAGACAGCAAAGAAAGGGGCATTTACTCTTTCCACTTCACTGAAGACGATATCAAGCGAAGCGATCTGGTAAAATTCATAGTCAAAAAACTAAAAACCTTTTCTCCAGCCTTGAGAGTATAAGTATTTTGTTAATGTTGCCGCAAATTTACGCACATTTTTTTCTGTTTTGTCCCAAAAAAAAGCATGAGCAAATTCTTCGATAGTAACAGACATCTCTCTGCGCGGCAAGAGGGATGCTTCTATCAGTATTTTGGGAAAATCATTGTCTGGAGAATCGCACAAGCCCTCTGCTTTGTCTCTAGCGGGGATCTTAACCTTGTCTACACTATATATTACTCCTTTATCAGTTTTAAAATTAAAACTTTTAGTGTTTTTTTTAGGCATAAGCATTATAATTATTGATATGAAAGCATATTGTCAAAAATGTGGTTCAGGAACAGAGTATTCTTTTGATAAGCCAAAGTTCTGCGCTTCTTGCGGCACTGCTTTGTCTGTATCTCACGCCTCGAAAGTTCCTAAGCCGCCTATTAAAAGACAACCTCAACGTGAAATTACACCTGATAACGATGAGGAGGAAATCGGCGAAGCGAGAATGCCAGACAACATACACAAGCTAGATGTAGAGATCGAGAGTTCTAGTAATAGAAGAGTAAAACTAGAAAATCTAATGGGGACTCAGAGCCAAGGATTCGAGCAAGAAACTTCACAAGGAATAAAACTTAATAAAAAAGATGTCTTAGAATCCTTCAAGGTTGAAGCTGGATTTTATCCATCGCGGCAAACCATGAATGAACAAGAAGAATAAAGAACGATTTGAAAAGTCATTCCATTTGATTAATTCTGAAATAAATAAAAGAAAAAACAAATGGACACTCTCAGCCTTAAATTGGATCGACTTCGAAGACGTCTCTCAGATCATTAGATTCCATATATTTAAAAAATGGGAACTATATGATGCCAAAAAGCCAATGCTGCCTTGGGTAAATCGTATCATCTCTAATCAGATTAAAAATTTGATAAGAAATAACTACGGAAATTATGCTAGACCCTGCCTAAAGTGCGCCGCTGCTATTGGAGACAATGGGTGTCGCATTTATAAAAGTCAAAACGACTCCTGCCCAATGTACAAGAGCTGGTATAAAACAAAAAAGAACGCTTATGACTTAAAGATGGCGGTTTCAATAGAAGACCACTCTTTCGAAATAAATAATCAGCCTTGCAACTCATCGGACATGCAAAGAGCTTCAGAGAATCTGCACATAAAGATGAAAGAAATACTAAAGCCAATCGAATGGAAAGTATATGAGCTCTTATACATAAGTAATAAATCAGAAGAGCAAGTATGCAAGCTCTTAAATTTTAAATACGACAAGAACGCTAAAACCGCTTACAACAAACAATTGAGAAATATCCAAAAATCAATAATAAAAAAAGCAAAAGAATGCTTGGCTAATGGAGAAATAGACCTATGAATGAACTAGTATTAAATGAAGATCAGCAAGCTCTAATAATTAAAACTTGGAACGACAAAAAAGAAAATCCTCCTAGCCTACAAGAGTTAACTCAATTAGTTTTTCCAGAAATACCAAATATAGATGGCAGAAGTCTTTATGGTAAAGCTGTAAAGAAGTTCCTCGCCTCAAGAGACTTAAAAGTTAAGACAAAGAGCGAGTACACGCCAAAAGACAGAGTAGAATTTACTCAAGAGCAAAAAGATTTCATTACTAACAACGCCTCGATGATGACGGCTGTAGACTTAGCCAGATCTTTGTTTAATAATTATACTCTTAGCAATTTGTCTATAGAGTCTAGGAGTGTGGAGGAGTATTTGGATACTTTGCCCAAGCAAGTAAAGGCAATCCAGACAGAAGAAGAGCTACAAGGTGATTATAAGCCGCCTAAGAATCAAGAGAGGGCAATGGTCCGAGTTAATAAATACGTTCTCGATGGCATAGATAAAGACAAGATAAGCGCAAAGCAAAAAAAAGAACTAACCTCTCTTATCTCTTACTTGCACACTTATAGATTCTTACATCAGATTGGCACTTATGCAGATCCTGTAGATAGGGAATTGTTCGAGAGCAGTTTTATTAGATACGCATATGATAAATCAGACTTAACCCAAGAAGAGGTTGATCAGTATATTATATTAGCTACAGAAGTTGTGATCTCTTCAAATATTCAGCAGACTATCCAAACTTTACAAGAGCAGATAAATATGGAAATGGACTCAGGGCAAAAAATCCCTATGGTTCTTGTTGAAGCGGTTACTTCCGCCAGAACAGAATACAATCAATGCGTTGGGCGTCAGCAAAAACTACTGAATGATCTAAAAGTAAAGCGAAGCGAAAGAATGCAAAAGCAAGTGAAAGACAACGCTTCTATTCTAAACCTTGTGCTAATGTGGAAAGACGAAGAAAGCAGAAACGAAATGCTAAAAATGGCCGACATGAGAAGAGAGGTCTTGAAAGACGAAATTGGCCGCTTGTCATCTATGGATGATATTAAAGCAAGAATTTTTGGGCTTACAGAAGAGGAGGTCTTAGATGGTTAAATGTAAAATTTGCAATGTAGAGTTTGAAACAGATAAATCTTTTCATGGGCATCTTAAATCTCATAAACTGAGAATGGTAGAATACTACCAAGCTCACGAACCGAGGCTCGATTTGCTTACTGGAGAATTAATAAACTTTAAAAACAAAGACTATTACTTCTCTAATGACTTTAACAATAAAGTCTCGATGAAAAAGTGGCTGAAGCAACAAACTGAAGATGCTCAGAAAGATTATTTAAAGAAGTTCCTCTCACAAAGAAAAGAAAAACACAACTTAAATTATGCCCCTACGGAAGTGGAGCTACGCTCTATTACTAGCCCTCCCTTGCCTTATTATCATAGCCTTTTTGTTGATTATTATAAACTTTGTAGCGATATGGGTTTTAAGAACAAATACGAATACCCAAAAGAAGCTCTGAAATACAAAATTAAAGACGGTTTTAGTATTTATATTGATACCAGAGAGCAGATGCCTCTAGTTATCGATTACCCTACCGAAGTTAAAGGCTTAAAATTTGGAGACTACGCTATCAATGATCCGGATAATAAATGCTACATAGAAAGAAAGTCTATCTCTGATTTTATTGGCACAATGAGCGGCGGCTACGAAAGATTCTGTAGAGAGATTGAGCGCTCTATGGCAGCAGAAGCAAATCTAATTGTATTAATAGAACGGCCACTCCAAGAGTGTTTAAGCTTTCAATATTTAAATTATGTATCTAAGAAAATTAAAGTTACTCCAGAGTTTATTTTCTTTAATGTAAGAGAACTTATACAAAAGTATACCAATGTGCAATTCTTGTTTGTCGACGGCAGAGAAGAGTGTGTGAGAGTAATGAAAAGAATATTTTTTAGTGATAAAGAATATAAAAAATACGATCTTCAATTAATGTACGACTTAAAACTATTGTAATATGTGGCACGAAACAACCAAATACAAAAAAAAGACAGATAATTACAATGAGATATTTAAGCAAATCCAAGGAGAGCTTGGAGACAAAGAAGCTAAAATCACATTGATTAAATTCCTTCGCCAGAATCTTTATATTACAACTTATCTGTTAACTGGAATAAAACTTTCGCCTTATCAAGAAATAACTTTGAAAGGGATGTTTAATAGAAACTTTTCAATGTGTGTTTGGGGCCGTGGTTGCGGCAAGTCATTTATCGCTAGTATATACTGTGTGCTACAATGCATTTTTGAACCAAATACAAAGATTCTTATAGCTGGTCCTACGTTTCGTACAGCTAGAGCGATATTTAATAATATAGAAAAAATGTCTGAAACCAAAGGCGCAGAATTATTGCTGCAAGCCTTCGGGGCTAAGAGCAAGAGAAACGATCTTTACGAATGGGACATAAATGGTGGGTCGATCAGGGCTATTCCACTAAGCGGCGAAAAGATTCGTGGTTTTCGCGCCAATATTCTAGTTCTTGACGAGTTCATGCTCCTGCCTGAAGAGATTATTAAAAATGTATTGATGCCATTCCTTGTCGCCCCGCAAGATATGAAGAGGCGTATTGATATCCGCGAAATGGAA